GGCAAAATACTCTATGAGGGAAATCGACTCGTTCGACAACGAAACGGGTGATATCCTGCGGGTGAAGAATGCCTGATCCAACCATCATAAGTGCCGATCACCTTCCGGATCCGGTACGTATCTCGGTCCCGAATCCGACCCATGTCGCGGCTTATTTCGATCGGATCATGGTGTTCCGGTCACCGGATGGAATCGCTTTTACCGAGGCAACCGGGCCTGGGACGCGTTTGCCGATCAACGCTCAGCAATTCGTCTACGAATACGTGGATCCGCTATCCACGCCGGCAACGACCTTCTACCGTGTCCAGTATCTGAACACAGCCACCGGCGCAATTTCCGTGCCATCTGAGGTGATCCAGGCGGCCGGTGACCCAGCACTGAACGTTCTCACAGTGGCCGAGCTCAAGAACAACTACTTGTTCGGCTTTGATTTGACTGATGAATCCGGCAACCCCATGCCAGATTCGTTCTTCGAGTATTACATCAAAGCGGCGGTGAGCTACGTCGAGCGTAGAATCGATATCCCACTCCGTCCTCAGGTCATTCTGAGCGAACTCCACGATTTCGTCGTTCAGGAATACAACAAGTACATTTACCTACAGCTCCTCAACGTTCCGGTCATCTCGGTGCAGGCTGTGCGCTTGGTTCTGCCGACGAACAACACGGTCATAACCTATGACCCGACTTGGTTGTTCCTGACCCCGTATTCGGGGCAGCTCATGATCATTCCCGGCAGTGGATCGTCGGTAGCGTTGGCACTGGGGCTCTCGACCTTGTGGCTGCCCCTCACACAGGGGTTGCACCGATTCGTCCCGGACGTCTTCCAGGTGGACTATACGGCCGGATTCGCGACTGGGCATATTCCTCCGGAACTGAAGGACCTCGTCGGTAAGCTCGCATCGTTCGGACCGCTCGCTATTCTCGGCGACATCATCTTCGGACCCGGGCTCGCCGGCAACAGTATTTCCCTCGATGCGCTCATGACCAACGTCAAGACCACGAAAGACGGGAACACAGGCGCGTTCGGCGGCCGAATCCGACGCTACCGAGAGGATATCGAAGAGCAATTCAAGGAGCTCCGGCGCTTCTACAAGGGCATTCGATTTACGGTGGGATAAATGCCGAGCATCACCGGGCCAAAATTCGGGACGATCGGGATGCCCAAAAATGAGCATCCGCGTCGGTATCCCGACATGGAGCTCAATAAGCTCATCGGTTCGATCGAGACCGAGGGTGTCCGATTTGCCTGGACGCGCGCCGCGGACTGTCCCTGCGTCGGCAACAATCCACAGACACGGCAACCGGATCCGAACTGCCCCTTGTGCCACGGCCTCAGCGTCTTTTACTTCGGTCCGGAGAACTATGTCCCGCCGGCTGCTGTAGGTACGCTGACGTCACTTCAGAAAGCCATACTCGCGGTGGACGGCGCGGTCGTCATCAAAGGCGTGATGGCGAAAGCCACGCAGGAATTCGATTTGTACGACGTTCTTGGGCGATGGTACTGGGGGGCCATGATGGTCACCGTGCGGCCCGAGAACAAAATCGGGTACTACGACCGGTTGGTCAATCTCGACACCGAAGTCGTGTATTACCAGACCGTTCACTATGTGGCGCCCGCTCCGACGATTCCCCTTCGGTATCGTGCGACTGCAGTCAACATCGTCCGCAGTGACACCACCATCTACCGCGAGGGACAGCACTTTCAGAACATCAATGGAATCCTGACCTGGATCCCGACGCAGGTTCCGAGCATGAACTTGAACCTGTCCGTGCACTACCAGATGCACCCCACCTGGGTCGTCATGGATCACCCGCACGCGGCGCGCGAAACCGGAATCCGGCGAAAAGCTCCGGCAAGCGTCGGCGAAGGACTTCCAACTCCGCTTCCAATCCAAGGGCATGTTCGACTAGAGTTCCTCCCAGTCCCAGGAGGCGCGCCATGATCGACATCAAAATAGATTTGCAGCTTGATCAGTGGAACGCGCTCAAGCTGGCGCTGTCATCTGAAGGCCTGCTTTCGGCGCTTGCCTCCGGAGTTGCGGCGAACGCACGAGATCAATGGATGCAGATCTCCGGTGAGCGTCTTCAAACATCTCGCCGCGCTTATCAAAACGCGATTCAGGCCGTGCAGTCATCGGGGCCGATTGCGACTGTTTCGCTCCTCGGGGCTTTCCCCAACATGATTGAGCAGGGGGCAACCCCATTCGACATGCGGCTCACGCTGCTCAATGGACAGAGCGCGAGGGTCATACCCTTTCGACATCGCGGGCCGGATAGCCTCGGTGTAACTGGAGTCGGCGCGCCGGTCGGCTCGGCGTACAAAGAGGCGCTCGGCAAAGAAGGCGCGAAGAAACTCGGCCGCAGGGTGTGGCGCGCGGCACGACAACTAAAGCCTGGACAGGAACTACCTCCGGGTATCGCCCCTGTTCTTCGCCCCGGCATACACTCGACCGACTTGTATGCCGGCATGAACAGGTTTCCGGGTACGCACAAGAGCAACCCGAAATATCTGACGTTTCGGACCATTTCGATCGATTCCGATCAATCGAAGTGGCAGTATCCGGGTCTCGAGGCGCGACACTTTGTCGATGACGTCATGGAACGCCTGCCCGACATTGCGAACAAGATTGTGACTGAGTTACTGGCGGGTTTCACTGGACCATGATCGAGAGGCTCATATTCACGGCGCTCCAAAATGCGCTGGCGGAGATGGCCGCCTCCCGACGGAAGTTGACCCGGCTCTTTCACAACATCGGCATTTCCAACGCTGAAATCGCCAGCATTTGGACATACTTTTCAACGCATCCACCGATGCTCGTTCACAACTATCCGCGCGTCGATGAAGCGACGTTTCCGCTGTTTGCGATCATTCTCAATGAGGAGAAGGAATCGACGAAGTTCCTCAACGATGAGGGCGGCATCATTACCGATGAAGACCTCGAAACGTTGATGGACCCTACCCTCGAGCAGGGCGTCATCCGGACCAGCATTTATCAATTCGAATACAGCATTCTCATCCTGACGCAGCAACCGGATCTCACGCTCTACTACTATCAGATCGCGAAATGGGCGCTCACACGGTCTCGGCAATTCTTCAAGGCAAACGGGCTGTTAGACACCTACTTCTCGGGGAGCGATTTGGCTCCGGACGCGCGATATCTGCCTGAGTATCTCTTCGTCCGCCGCCTCAACTTCCAGGGCCTCGTGGAAAACCCAATCTACGAAGAGAATGCCACTGGGATTATCCGCAGCGTTGGTGGTATCTTCACCGATGACAGCTCACCCGAGGCGCGATCAGTCAATGCTTCTGTCGAACCGATATTTGTTCACCCAGGCGAAGTTGGTGTGCCACAACCGGACCTCGAGGATAATGATCGTGACTTCGACGATCCTCCAAGTGGGCAATAAAACATGAAGAACGACAAGTCAGAGAAGAAAGCCGAACTGAAGGAACCCGGGTCGATTGAGGTCGATGCCGTGCCTCGGGCAGCGTCGGCGGTTTCCGCGCCGCCTGTTCCGGTCGCGGCTGCACCTGTCCAGAATCAAGAATTGGCTGTTGTCAGCATTGACGTCTACCTGCTCCTGAAGCATCCAAATTTGCATCCCATGTTGTCGGCCTCATACTCGGCGGGCTTCCGAAGTTGGGCAATATCGCGTAGGCTAGGACCGCGTACAATCCCTGAATGGAATGCCCTGTGGGATGAGTTCAACCAGCGGCCGGTCTAAATGAGCACCGTTTGAAAGAGGGTTAAGTAATGCCTGCGGTTTCAACTATTTTCTTCAACGGCAAGCTCATCTCGCGGCCGGGTTCATATTCTCAAGTTGATGCATCCGGTCTCGAGCAAGTCGGTCTCGGAGCGTCAGGTATTGTCGCGATTCTCGGAACTGCAGAAGGCGGGCGTCCCGCGAACACGATGACGCAAGCCTTGGACTTCACTGTTCTTACCACGCCACAACAGGTACGAAATACGTTCCGCTCGGGCGATCTCAAAGAAGCCTGTGCGATGGCCTTCGAGCCTGGGAACGACCCGAACATTCCTGGCGGTGCGCAGACCGTCATCGCGATGAAGGTCAATCCCGCCACGCAGAGCTCAGCGACGTTCTCAAACGCGAACGGCACTGTCATGACGGTGACGAGCAACGACTACGGCGCGTTCACCTCACAGGTCAACGTTTCGATCGCCAACGGTTCCGTCGTTTCAGGCAGCAAGCTTCTCACTGACGTTCTCGAGTCCACGACCGAAGCGCAAGACAACATTGGCGGCCTGCCGATGTTTACACTGGAATACACGCAGCCAGGCGGCGACGGCGGCTGGACCGCGATGAACGCCCAGGTCCTGAATTCCGGTGTTCGCGCAAATGGTACTCGGGCTGCACTCGGTCTTTCAACGCAAGTCTCGTCCACGACGATGGGCGGCGACACTGTGGTACAGGTTGTCGCGACTGCAACAGATGCAGGCAAGATCATCACGATTTACGGCGTGAACGGCACCACACCGACGCGCGAGAACATCACACTCATCAATGGCACGGCGAACGGCACGCTGACCCACACCGCGGTTTACGGTTCGGCGCTGTCCGCAGCCGCTGGCGCCGGCATCACGGTGCAGCATGCGACTGGTCCGACGACGCTCCACACGTACAGCGCCGCACAGTCGGAACGCGGCATCTATCAGGTCTCGCAGATGTACGTTGGGAACACGACGCTCGACTTCGTCGCGTCAGGTTCCTCGACGGCGCCCATCGTGGTCTGGGGGCTCAATGCCTCGGGTGTCGGCGCGAGCGAAATCGTGACGCTCAATGGCACAACGAACGTGCCCACGGTTGGTTCCTACTCGCAGATCAACGTCCTGGTCATGGGCGGTGTTTCGAACACGCTTACCATCACGACAACCGGCCCCGCGGTTCAGACTTCGAACCTCGTCCAAAAGACGATGCAGCGCGTCGCGGACTACTTCAACGCGCGAAGCGGCGCGGGTCCGACCGGCTTTGTACTGACGCAGTCGACTGGGAATACCCAGTTCAATCCAGCGCTACTCGATCTCACGCAGGGCGCAGGGCAGAACATCTTCAATCCCGCTGTCGGAAGTTTCAATGCAGACCTGAACGCAATCATCTCGGCGTTTAATACAGGCAGCCAGATTGTCAATGCGACGCGGATCGCGTTCGCACCACAGATCAACAACGTGACAATTACCGCGGCCATCGCGACTTACACGGTCACGATCAACGGGACCGCGATTACGTACACCTCAGGACTCGGCACCGCGGCGGACATTCAGGCTGGGCTCATCGCGGCGATCAACAACACTCCAGCGGTGAACACCCTGGTCGCGGCTTCGGCCGGAGCCTCGACGACGATTCTAGTCGTGACATCGCAGGTGCCCGCGTCGTTCACGATCTCGGTGGGCGCGAACCTCGTGCTCTCCTCAGTGCAACTTACAGCCGGAGCCGGTGGTCCACCGTCGAATACGACCCAGGCCGTTTACCTCACCGGGGGCGTCGAAGGTACGACGACCTTCTCCAACTATCAGAACGCACTCAACCTCTTGCAGCTCACGCGGGTCAACTCGATCGTGGTGCTGACCGGAGACCCCGCGACGCAGCAGGCTCTCATCGCGCACTGCCAGTTCATGGCCGGTATCGGTCGCTCGGAGCGAGACGGCTTCGTCGGACTCTCGGCACTCGACGGCCAGGGCAACTCGATCCCGACTCAGCTGCCGACGCTGAACTCAATCGTGACGCAGGTCGCAAATCTCAATACGCGGCACGTCCGGGCGTTCGCGCAGTCCATCGACCGCTTCGACACCACCGGGACGCTGACTACGTTCATGCCGTGGTTCCAAGGCGTCATCGCCGCGGGCATGCAGGCCGGCGCACCGGTCGGCACAAGCCTTACTCGAAAATTCGCGAAGATCATCGCGATTCACATGGATTCATCCTGGAATCCGGCGCAGAACGCAGAACAGCTGATTCAGTCCGGGTTGTGCTTCATGGAGGACGTTGGCACCGGACGACGCTTCGTTCGGAACATCACCACATATCTTCAAACGACGAACCTTGCCTTCACCGAAGGCAGCGTTAATCAGGCGGTGAACTTTGCAGTCTTCAACTTCCGCACAAACATGGAAATCATCGTCGGACAGCGAGGGTTCCTCGGAACCATCAATGCCGCAAAGGGCGTCGCGATCAACACCCTCGGTCTACTCGTTGATCAAGGTATCATTGTTCAATACCGCGCTCTCACTCTTCAGCTGGTGGCCGATGTGCTTCAGGTGAGCGTGGAAATCGCGCCTGTCATTCCGATCAACTTCGTAGAGAGCACTATTCATCTTGTCACAGTAAGGACTATCGCAGCATAGTGCCGCGTAATATCAGAGGGTTACAATGCCGACACCTACCCCAAAGGGACTAGTTTTTACCGGAGCGCGAGCGCGGCTCTCCGTCAACGGTCAGGTTGTCGGATACGCGACGAACTGCACGGGTTCCGAGGAAATCCAGTACGAGCCGATCCGCGTGCTCGATCACATCCAAACGGTCGAGTTCGTGCCGATTGGGTACGATGTGACGTTTTCGGCTTCCAGGGTACGGCTCATCGGGCAGC